ACAAAATGATCTGTCGATTTTTCACTTTTTGTAAAACGATCAGTCATCAGTTGTCTGTCCATCTATTGTTACGTTAATATTTAACGATTGTATAAGAATAATCTGATCCTGATCTACAATAATATCTGGGTTAACATTCTTAGCATAGAACTGAACTCTATCACCAAATGCCGATCTACCTCTTGCAAAATATCCATCCAATCTAAAGTTAGTCAGATTAACAACACCATTTTGGTAATCGATAGAACCAGCATTAAAGATCAAGATTTCCTTGGAGCCTCTAGTTCTCGAACACATTTGAATAGTTCCATTAACGTCTTCAAGAAACGCTTCGAAATTAACTCCATTGATTGTCTTGGTGAACAGAGAAGAAACGAAAGAACCTCTTTCGATTTCATTATCATAATCTAAAACGAAATCGTTAGTTGATTGGGAGAATGGTGTTTCTTCCTTGACCATTCTGATTTTGGTATCGTTTGAAAGAATACTTGTGTCTGTTGCATCAATAACGGTCAAAAGCTTGCTATATCTAAAGTCACGATCAAATTCAGAAAGGTTATTTGTGCCATACTGAAGAATACTATTGATAACGGAAGAACGTAAATCTTCTTCCCCTCTGGTAGTCTGAGTGGAGTTAAATCTTACAGAACTTCGAATGTCCAAAACAATAAACTTTGGATCCGCCGTGATAACTTCTGTGCTAACAGAAGCTTTATTTTTCAAGAATTCCACAATAGAGTCTTTCAGAGACTGACTTGCTACCTTGGCATTGAACGGCTTAGGCACAACAACAACTTTACCGAATCTTGGTGGAGATAACTTTTCACCACCAAAAACATTAAGCGTTTCAATGGTTGGAAACTTATTTTTAACCAGTGACTTATAGTCTTCTGCCGTTACTGCTCTGTCTTGTGTGGAGAAGACTCTAGGAGCATTGAATCTGATAGAATCAATTGACTCTCTTTCAGAACCTAAAGAAGACCTTGATACTGTCGAAACCGAAATGGTTGGGTCTGAAGGAGAAAATGTTCTAGCATTGTTAGCCTCTTCGCCCAATGTTTCACGGTATCTAAGCCGAATGATGTTTCCCGGAGTAAGTCTTTTCCCTGTCACATCATTACCAAACTCAATCTCGTACTTGCTGTTACCAAAGCCTTGAACAAAGAAAACATCTGATGTTGGTGTCAGGTTGAAAAGATTTTCCGCTCTTAAAAACGTTGAGTTGGCAAGATCAGAAGCACTATTCTGGACGACAATTTCTACACTATCAATATCTACGTTAGCTGATGATACAACAATTTTTGTATTAGAAGATGTCACATCAAAAAATTCAGTAACAACTGTGCCTTCAAAGATATTCACGTTATTTGCAATAAATGTTCCTGTCCCATCATTAACTGCCGTGATATCTCTATCAGTAGAAAATATCAGTGTATTTGCTCCAACTTCTGCTGTAAATGTTGTGAACTTGTTAATAGTTTTTGTGCCATCTGTAACATTTCCAGTAGTTGAAAGATTAACCACTGCTCTGGACGAGTTTCTGGATCTAGGAAGATAGTTCAGTTCCTTTGCATGGGAAACTACAGATTCTTTTAATTTTGCTGTATCAAGAAAAGATTCTGTACCAATCTGATTAAGATAATATGCATTAATATGAGTGTTATATGTCAGGAGATCCATGATAATGGACATGTTCGAACCATCAAAGTTGAAGTCTTTGTACTGACTTTGGCCTTGTAAAAATTTTCTAAAATCATTTTTTAATGAATCGAAGTCCAGTTCAGCCGTTGATAGATAGTTATCCGCCATTACCTTGCTCTCTCTAATACTACGTTTAGTGTGACTACTTGTTGACTATTTATGGGAGAGAATGTAATGGAAACGTTGAGTTCATAGCTATCAATTTGTTCAGACGTGTTCGAAACACTTACTTCTATAATCTCAATTCTTGGTTCGAAGTTCATAAGCTGAATTTCGATTTCTTCAGCAAGAGCAATTCTGATAAGGTCACTATCGGGTTCAAATAAAAGCGCCCTAACATTAGATCCAAACTCAGGACTAAAAGGTCTCTCACCCTTATTTGTGCTGATGATATTTCTTACTGATCTTTTAATAGACTCATAATTTTTGATCGTCACGACATCATCACTGATTGGATTTTGTGTGAACTGTGTGTCCAAGTCTGAAAAATAAATGTCTTTTACGACAGGTGATTGCATTATTTCCTCCTAACGAATCCAGTAATGCCTCTTTTTTTACTATTTACTGAAACCATAAGAGTTGGCCTCTCGTATTTTTTCATTGTGTTGTCAATCAGCAATCGGTCAAATAAAGAAAATTCATTAATGTAATTTACAGATCTATTAAAAATTACATTATTAGTATCTCTAGGAAAATTCATAACAACAGCATTTCCCTGTATCTGATCAGAAAAAAAAGAGTCCATATCAACACCCCTTAGACTGTCCCTAAACAGCAAACCACTTTCGATATTTGGTTTTCTCCCCGCCATTTCATAAACTGGCTCCATTACTTCCAAACAAAGTCTTTGAAGATTATCATATATTGTTTTTATACTAAAATGATGCCTTGGTGCCTCCTCAAAAACGTTATCACTTCCTACGTAGGGGAGAGTAGGATCTACTTCTCCTTGTATTCTTTTCCTAATAAAATCACTATCACTAAAATTACTAGAAAGCTGAAATGTTTCTTCGTCAAAAGGATCTATTACATCTTCTGGATATTTTTCTATTTTGAATTTTTTAGGTATTGGTAAAAATTTATTTCTTTTAAAAATTTCTAGCTGATAAGAATCAAATTGCTGGATCGGTCCAAATGTTTTGTTACTTACGTTAATAATCATTCTGTTGGGCCTCCTGAAGTGCCACTAGAGCTTGTGACTGCAGAGCTTGTGGCTGTAGAACCTGCTGGACCGGATACCGTTGTTCCTGTTGTAACTGGACCCTGAGTAGGCAGATTTGGACCCTGAACATCACCCAATTCCTTGACAAAGAACTGATCATAAAAAAACGGATCCTCTTCATCATTTGGATCATTTTCCCCTTCAACCTTCTCCAAGTAATCAGGATTGAGGGCTATTTGATACCTAGCATTAAAGCCACCATTGACTTGAAGGTTTCCGTCGATTCTCACATTTCCCCGGATAATTACATCTCCTATAAGCTCAATGCCTCTAGATGCACGCATAACAACTTTATTTGAAAGAACTTCAAACTCCGAAGCCCTAAAAGTTGTGCGCTTCTCACTTTGATTTGCGTATATGTATTGACGTTCAAAATTAAAACCCTCGACCTTTTTACTGTAATCTTCTCCAACTACAATATCATAATCTTTCGAAACTTCATCATGTCTATTGCCATCTACTTGAATTATTTCCACGTCACCATTTTCAAAAAATGTTAAACGAGTCTTATCATTGCCATGTTGAATGTTGATGTATTCATGTCCGGGAGTCGTGTTAAACTCCACCTTACTACCATTCAAATACTTAGTTGCTTTATTATAAAAATAAGTAATCTCTGGTTGGGGTGCAATTCTTGGTGGAATTGGATCAAGTGCAATATGATCATTGTCATAATTAATTTCTTTTGGTCCGTCTTTTCCTTCACCCTTTGGTGCTGGCAATGGTCCTAATTCTTTAGTCATTGTTTAACACTCCCTTTCCATATTTTAAAAAATCAAAACCAAGATTCGTAATTTTATCATAATTGTTGTCTACAGACAGACTCTTAAGTGTGGTCTGATAAGAGTTTTTTTCAAATGTTTCAATAAACCTGTTCAACGTTTTTAGCTGATTGTACCGATACAACGATTGAGCTTTCTTTTCATTGCTCAAATTTACATTCTTACCAGAAATACACAAAACAATATTCAGATCACTTGTTTCGTCCGGATAAAAGTAAGACTCAGAACTCATCTCAAGATCGGTGAAAAGGTTTCCATTTTCGTTGATAAAGAAATGAAAAGAACCGCTTAATGATGATGCCTCAATATCTCTAACCGAATCCAAAAAGCCTTTGTTCTGGTTGTTGTAATAAGAGAACGCACTAATATTGAAAGACGTTTTTCCTGCATTTTCCATGTTATACAAGATCTCATTTTTTAGATGATGTGAGTCAACAATTAATCTATTCTTTTTGTAGTTCTTGATACCTAAATCAAAATTAAATGCTAATGGCGTCATTCTGTCGGTCCTCCATCACCGCCTACCTGCAATCCAAGGAATCTGTCTTCAACAAGTGACGGGCCAGCACCAGTAGATTCTTGAGGAAACTCAATAACAGATGCAATATCCGCTGAAGCTTGTTTGGGCGGCGGTGTAATTCCCTGAAGCGCTCCAATAACACATGGATGCTGTCTGTGTCGATCCAACCAAAAGCCAACGACAAAGGCACCTACCTCAAGACCGGGTGTTCCTCCAATATCGTACACTGTTGAAAGTGTTGTGGGCATCAATGGTGTTGCTAGTGGAAGATCATCAATTGGAGCATCTTCATCATGATACCCAAGAATACGAATGGCAACACGAACAAGATGGTCAGCGCCTCTAACGTCTTCAGCATCGTAAACTTGTTCGACATAAGCCATGAACCAAGTATACTTATTTCCGTAGTAATCGCCTTCGAAACCAGCAATATCAAAAAAATCTCTCATCGACGTATCCCCTAAGATTGTCCATCTTTTGCTAGTTCAAATTGAGAATAACATTCGCCATTAGTATTTACACTGTGCTTTGCAGCTATAACAAAATGCTTAGAACTATATTCTGGATCAACACCTCTTCCCGGATCTGCATCGTTAATCTTGTAGTTCAAGAGAACGCAGTCTCCCGGTTGTACGTTAAAACATCCAAAAGCAGAAAGTGTAATTCTTTTTGACAAAAATCCAGAAGACGGAACCTTTGTCTTTAAATATGCATCTTTGAGATTTGGTGGTCTGAAATATGTTTCATCGCCATTAAATGTATCGTATATTGCACGGGTAGCTCTTTGTGATGCATGATTTTTAACAGCTTCGATTACCTCTGGCATTTGTTTAGACCCCAACAGAACATTTTGCTCTTGGTCCCTGTCAATTTTAGTAATCTTATTCACGAAATCAATTTCAATATATTCTTTAGATGCATATCCTTGTTGAATGATGTCATGAGCATTAAAAGCTGAGTCTTGATGGAACTGAAGTATTCTACATTCACTGCCCCCACCAACATAAATCTCATCAATGATATGAGCTTCATCGGATATATTGTTCTCAGTCATGTGAAATCTAAATTTAGAACCAGCCTGTGCCATTCTGCTGACTTCATCTAAGACAAATCTAGGATTTTCTCCTACAAATTTTTGAAAATAAACAAAAATATTTTCTCCGGATCCAGCAGCCCTTTCCAACAAAAAGGATATTGCTTGCAGCGGAGACTGGTTAACAATATCAATGTTTACTGCTGGAAAGGAAGAAACGTTTACGTCCAACTGACCTTTAAGATATTTGTCATTGATAAATTTAATCATCGTTGTCAAAGTATCAGGATTATGTTTGTATTTCCATTCTGTTACTTTTTGTGCAGCATTGTTTAGATGCTCTGCGGTCATACCGATAAACTCAACGCCCAGCGCTCTTCTACCGTTTGTCGTATAGGTTTTCATGGAGTTGATGTGAAATTTGCCCGAAACCTTCCTACCGCCACCATCAGTCATGGAAGCAACAATGGACATATCACCATTAACGTTATTTTTACGTATGAAACCGAATTCGTCCATGAACATACAATTCATAGACATAAAAGGATGTTCGATTGAAGAGTAAACACTAAAGGCAGCAACACCGGGAGTTATGTCCTCCGTGATGCCACCAAGAACATGTGCAAGCTGTATTTTTGGTGCTGCTTGGCCCTTAGCTGGCTCTAAAACTGCTGCACTAACCATTAAATAGCAACTCCATCTCACCCTTTATTTGTTCTAAGAAGCTAGGATCTATAAGCTTGATGTTTCTCAAATTATCATTTCTTTCTTCTTCATATTCAAATGCCGTTACAGGTTCCCAACCAGTTCTATCAATACTAATCGTTGCATCTACAAAATCTGTGTTTGCATATCTCGAATAAGTTGCTTGATTAATTGTAAAGCCATATTTCGGATTTTTATAGTGTAAAATTTGTTCTTTTGCTGCAGGAACAGAACCATATTTTTGAATGTAATATTCTGTCATCTGCTTGTAAGATTTCGGCCACTCATTATAAACATCGACAATTTCATTTGCAAATAAAACTAGCCAAGAGTAAAATACACTATCATAAAAAGTATAAGCTACTTCTTCCGGAGACTCATTGTCTTCGACAGTGTACTTAAAAAAAGCAACGGGATTTTCTAGCGCATTCCTGACGATCTTCGAAGAGACCATAAGATTCCTTGCTAACTTCCCATCATATTCGATGATTGGTAGATTTTTAAAAAGACCTTTTGCCATTATGCAAATCCACTTGGTGCTGCTGCGTAATCATTTCTTGTCTTACTGGTAACTTCGGTAATTGACAAAGACAGTGCTACCGAAGTTGGAGCGCCAGATTTAAAGAAGAATGGCGCACCAGAAGCTGAGTAGTCTACAGTAATGTCCGTTATCACACTTTCAAAAACAGGAAATATAATCAATCCATTCGGAGATCTTATATCGAACCGTGACAAACGAGCAGGATACCTGACAATGTTTAAGAGTGGATCGACCAATGTTGGATGAGCAGCTTCTTTAAGAATCTGAATTATTTGAAATATAGCTGAAGACCCTGCCTCTGAATCAGCGTAAAGTTTCCATCTAAAATTAAAAGATCTTGGCATCACGCCCGAGAACTGCTGAACCATGCTATTATTGAACATGGTATCAAAGTTTCCCATACCTGCCATATTACCAAGAGCGCCAAGGAAATTGGCAATATTCCCATCCTTTGCATAAAAACTTTTCATATCTGCAAAAGTTGATTGCATGTTTGAAATCATACTTTCGTTTACAGGATTTCCTGTAGCAGCCATGTTCCTCAAAGATGTCGAGACAGCATTCATCATTGCATCTTGAATGCCTTGACCCATACCCTTGTGCTTACTCTCATAACCAATGTTCATATTTTCTTGGAGATTATCGGGTGTGGGCAATCCAATTGTACCGCCAGATGAACTAGTACCTGCTGATCTACCGCCGCCGCCAGCACCAGAACCGCCAAAACCTGTCCCTCTCATAGCATTACTATTAAGCCTCTTAGCACCAGAAGACAATTCTTGACTAACGCCCTGTTGAAATGCAACCGGACTGTCTTGCCTATTAGTGTAAAAATCACTTTGAGGGCTTACATTTTTTTCTCTCTTTAAAAATTCTTCAACTGTAAACTGAAGACTGTCTATGTCCGCTGGTTCACTTTGCCTAATACTAATAATAGAATCACCATTTATTCTACCCGCATCAAACCTCTCAACACACCCTCTTGCGTCCACAACATTTATTTTCTTTTTTCTATCTCTCTGGTCCTTTTTATTCTTAAAAGCCTGAGTAGATTTCTTCTTTGAGCCGCCAGTACTCGACCCACCACTTTGTCCACCAACACCAAAGTTGCCAGCATCATTTAGAAGATGGGGATGGTGTTGCCTAATTGTCTTTTCGTAATTGGACATACTGAGTCCGGTTCGACTCTCAGAACTTATTTCTGGAAGTGATGCATAATCTACCATTTAAAATCCTACTAAATATTAATATGGCTGCTAAAAAAGGTTACTTTAAACCAAAAAACTACAAAAAATATAAAGGTGATCCAACTAACATTATTTATAGGAGTAGTTGGGAGAAAATGTTTATGGGCTATCTCGATAGTAACCCAAACGTTATCGAATGGTCCTCCGAAGAATTTTTCATACCTTACAGAAGTCCTGTTGACGGGAAGACAAGAAGATATTTTCCTGATTTCTACGTCAAGAAAAAGAACAAACAAGGTGGTGTTGATGTTTTGGTAATAGAAATAAAACCAAAGTACCAAACCGAAAAGCCAGAAAAAGTCAAAAAAGTAACTAGACAATATGTAAATAAAGTTAAGACATATGCCATTAACGAATCTAAATGGAAGGCCGCTGAAAGCTTCTGTAAAGATAGAAAATGG